GTGTCGGCGTGCTATAAAAAAACCGCCCCCCTTTGCCTGAATTGCATTTTCCACACAAAGTCTGCAAATTCCAATCATCATCACCACCACCAGCCAATCTTGGGACTATGTGATCGACTGAATTGCCTTCTCCACCACACATTTGGCATGTGTATGAATCGCGCTGAAGTATGCGTTGCCTGATTTTGCGCCATTTGCTGGTGCTGCCATTGTCCTTCAATGCACTTGCCATTAGTAGTACCCATTTTCTTTGTGGAATTCCCATGCTTTACATGGTGTTTGATAACGGTTTGTTATGTATCTGATTGTGGCGTCAATCTGTCTGAATGGGTCTAGGTCTCGATAGTGCTTTGATCTCATTTGACCCAAACCGAAGTGACTGCCATTGCGTGCCGTGTATGACCACCGTGATTCCTTTGTGATGATCTTGTTAAAGCATTGAAATTGTTTGTAGTCCAGCAATCTAGAATGTGCATAAAGTTTCAAGTGATCAATCGAATACGCAGCTGCATTGGCATTGTGTATCAGCCCTGTCGAAGTAACCGCCAAAATGGCAATACTCGCCCACAAACGCTTACTGCGCTTCAGCGAACTAACCGCGAAGGCGGTTCGCTTCTCGCGAAGTAATCGTAGCGCGTATGTCAAGCAATTCAATAACTTACGCGTGCGCTTGGGCGATTCCAACAGGTTTTGTCCCCCTGTGGATAAGTTCTGTGGATAACTCTTAACGTGTAATGACTTCAATTGAACCCCACCTTTCACGCTTAACGTGCAGTTTTGCCATTTGCATACGTTGGTGATGATCGACGACAACTTTGCGCGGTGCTGGAAATTCCCTATGTTTTTGCACTTCCAGACACGTTTCCAATCGTGTATCAAACACAACCAGTTTTGTTTCAATGCTCAAACGATCAGCCAAATTTAGCCAAAATCGCCTGTGCGTTTCAATTGTATGCGTACCGTCAGCAATGATGTATTTGCCAGATTCAGCTGCTTTGACTGCTTTCATGCGTTGCAAACTCATAAATGCGGCAATGTCTAATTCACGATTTACGCGTACGGCTTCAGTGTTGAAAACGTGTTCAAACCCTGATTTGTTTTTTGTCACCCACGTTGATTTACCAGCCCCAGGCGCACCCATAAGCACGGTAATCATTGATGACTCCCTATCTGTGCAACCCCCATGACTTCGCACTTCGTGCATTGAATCACTTCCACACCGTCTGGAAGGTTGTCGGTAATCTTGTGAATCAGCTGCTTTGTGACCTTCTTGCATTTTCTGCACTCAAACTGCACTGTGTCCATGAATTGATTTCCTCAAATTCTCGATTGGTTGTAGGTTGATTTGAGACACCCACCAAGTTGGCTGGTGTGAATGGCGAAAACGCGTTTTCTGCGCGATCGCAACTGGAATCCAGCCCGCAATGTAATAGTGAGGCGTTTGTCCGGTGACAAGGATTGCAATGTCGTTTTTACGATCGTATTCATAAACGATTAATTGACCTTCAATGTGACGTGTCCATTTGACTTCAAACTTGTCGCCAACGTCGGCTTTCTTTTTCATCTTAGGTTCAAATGGGTCATACTCAATGCCCAAGTAACGTGCCACAACCCATTCGCTGGCAATGGTTTCAGCCAATTCACCAACACGTTCATAAAATGTGATGTTAGTGTTGTAGCGACGCGGTGTGTCCAATGTTTCGTCACCGTTTTCAATAAACGAAATTGCAGCCTTCAAACAAATTAGTTCGTCCCTGCGACTGATCTGCATTTTCATCTGCAACCCGCACAAAACCAAATGATTTTTTCGTTTCCGTCATAACCTTTTTGGTATCCAAACGCGTCAAATTTGGTCAACATTGAGCATTTGTCGCATTGCTCAACTTTGTATTCGGCAATGACTTCACCGTTTTCCAGCAATTTGGCGGTCATTGTTTGTGGGTAGATGATCTCAACGAAGTCGCTCATTGTGCGCGCCACATTCCGTTTGACCCGAACACGTACCAAAACGGCTGGCATTGATCGTCCCCCTTAGGTTGTGAACACATGTAACCGCCCCAAGCGTCGCCGTTTTTCTTTGTGCCTTCTTTCCAAACGCGATCGCCATGCTTACATGTTGGCATTTGTGTTGGTTCGCTTGAACCGTGTGAAGGCGTTCCAGCCAGTTCGGCTTCAGCTGCGGTGGCGTAACTTGGAATTGGTTCGTGTTTGGTATTCCAAACGTCCAGTTCAGCGGTTACGTCAATTTTGCGTGCTGGTGCTGGCTTCGAAGCGGCATTGCCGTCGTCGTCCTCTGGTGCGATTCCACATGCCGTCATGAGTGAGTAACGGCGTGCATAAGTCAAGGCTGAACCAAACGCCTGTGGACTATTTTGTGACGCGGGCACGAAAATTGAACCCGCTTCCATAACGTCGCCTGATTCATGCAAAAACACTGTTCGCACAATGACGCCTTTCTCGCTTTGGTCTGTGTGCTGAATCAATGCAATGCCATTGTCGTGCAATGCGTCGATCACGGCTTCGATGCAAACGGCAAGGTCAGCGTACTTCGACCCAAAATAAGGATTGTCAGCCTTTTTCAATGCTGGTGCGAAATTGCGTTGTGCTTGAACAAATGCTGCGGCGATTGCGCTCATTATTTGACCGCCTTATTTGCCTGTGAAATGTGACGATTGACGGCGCGACCGCGAATGTATCCTTCACGGCTTCCGTCTTTGTGACCTTTGGCGTATCCGACTGCCGCTGCCATAACCAACAAAATGACTAGCAACGTTAAGCGACCCAATGTGGCTGGGTCTAATAAGTCAAGTACCATTTTTGAATTCTCCCGATTCTAGGCGGTAGGACTACCACCTGCACTCAGGGTGACGCATGAACGGCGCGCGGTCAAGAACCTTGCGTGTTCGTCGGCGTGTCTGTTGGCTTTGGCTTTGATTTAAGTCCATTGCCAGCAAGTACGCCACCGAGTGAACCAGTCAAAAAAATTGCCAGTGTTTTGAGTAGATCGATAAAGGCTGCGTCATTGGGTGCTTGTGCCCCGATTGGCTGGGTGACGAAAATGAGCGCATAAGTTATGCCAACCGTGACAACCAAAAACACCATTGCAAGGGTTGTGCCAATGATCAAAATCAGCTGCGCGTGAACGTCCTCAGGGGTTCGGCGGCGTGTTGGTTTGTCTTGATGTGAATCCAAGTATGTCGTCAGTACACGTTCCAGTGGGGACGCACTGCGGTTTTTGGCATTGTGGCTTCGACCAGTTTTCAAATTCTTGGCACTCATAACGTGTCCAACCCTGATACCCACAAGCGGACAGGGTTAGTGCAAGTGCCCAAACCAACCCTGCCGCTGCGAGTTTCCGAGTTACTTCCCCGATAGCCCGAAACTTTTGTCCTGCGGATTTAACCAGCGCAAAATGACTGGTGCGACCGCTGCGACCCCGCCCATTGCAAGGGTCTTTGGGTCTGTCACACCCGCAAGGTACAACGCGAGTGCTGCTGCCATGAATGATCGTGCCCATGACGCTACTACGGCTTTGGCTTTGTCCATTTTTTGGTTTTCTCCTTTGTCGGTGTTACTCCCGATTTTGGCATTTCAATTGCTGGGAATTCGCCCTTGTATGGCACGAACTTTGGAATTCCAAACCCAACAATTTCTTTTCCTTCTCCATACGATCTGACCTTCACCATTACCATGCCGCCATTGCGCTGGTCGCCTGTCCCGCTGGTGTTGCCTTCGATTGTCAAGCAAGTCTTTGAATCAATCAAGCCCACGACAATTCCAATGTGTGAAATGCGATCAACGCCGTCATGTGGAAAGTCCATGAACGCCAAATAACCCAGTTGTGGCATACCTGACCAACGCTGAATTTCCTTGAATTTGTGTGCGCCTTGTGCAGTGCCGACAACTGAATGAATCTTGACGCCCGCTTCGTTTGCACACCAATTGACAAATGAACCACACCACGGCAAACCGTCTGCCTTTGTAAATTTGCCGTACTTTGTAAGGTTGTCGCCTTCCTCGATTGTGCCGACTTCAGCAGCTGCGACTTCGATCAACCGCGCATTTGTTCCCTGCGGATAGTTACTCATCAGCCGTCACAATTGGTGTGGATTGTTCCGCTTGCTGTGCTTCATAAGTTGATTTGAGCATTGAGGTAAATGACCCGTCAGCGTGTTCAATTATGGCGTGTTCTGTGACCTCATCAGTCAATGGGTCTGTATGTTCAATAAAAGTTACTTTATCCATTTTTATAACTCCGCACTAAATCCGATATATGTTGATGTTGAATTGTTTGATCGCATTACCGCTGGCTGACCTGTTGTCGCACCTGTTACGGCTGCTGCAATAATTGCTTGCTTTCTGCCTGTTTGAGCGTTAAGCGTGATGGTGCTAGGTGTGAAGTTTGTGGCGTTCATATTAAACACATAAAGATTGCTTGAAAAATCTACTGTGCTTGGTGCTTGTCGCATTTCAACAGGTAAAGTAAAGAACGATAACCCGCTAGTTGTACTTTCAAAGTAACCAGCATTGTTAAAGAAGCCATAAACTGAACCTGTGTCATTTGGGAAACGTACATAATACCTCTGGCAAGCGGCTAATTCTCCTTGGATTGTTCCCGTTGCAGTTTGGAAAGCGGTAGCAGTATTTGAGGCTTCAACCTGCCAGCCCCAAGTATCAATAGAAACTGATGAAACCGTACCGCTTGCATAGTATAAAAATGCAGAAAGATAAGAACCTGCTCCAATAGTTTTTCCTGTCATTGTTCCAAGAGTTACCGTTAAAGAGAAACGCTGCCAAGAAGTTGTCAAAGATGCTGCACCGCCTGAACTTGAAACATTTGATGAACCACCTGAACCAAAGTTTTGGAGCAGAAACATACCTGCGGTTGTCGCTGCACTTGCTTTAGCCCAAAAACTGAAAGTTACTGTTTGACCTGCAAATGTTCGGACATCCTCAATGCGTTGTTGTAATTCGTAATAAGTGCCACCTGAACCATTAGCAATTCGTGTAAAGTATTGGCTTTCGTATCCTGATACAGGAGCAGCGCCAGCAGTAAAAGCCTGTTGGCTTACGGTTGCAGTTGCTCCAGCGCAATAAGCAATAAATCGGTCAGCACAATAAACATTACTTGCACCGACCGAGAAACTTGTACCGCGTTGCCAAACATTAAAAGCACCGTTAATAATTGCGTTCTTGCCCGCTGCAAAATTGCCTTGATAGCGCAAACCTGTTGTGGCGGAACTATCTGCTACAAGTGTCTCGCCGTTGTTGCCCACTGCCAAACGTGCTGGTGTGTCATTTGCGGTTGCGGCGATAAGATCGCCCTTAGCGTCAACAATTGCGTTTTGAATTGCGTTTGAATCGTCTTGTGCAACCCATGTGAAATCCATGTTTGTGTTTGACGCCTTAGCCAAAACCTGTCCAGTTGTGCCACCGAGCAAATCGCCCATTGACGAATCAATTGCGTTGCCAAGTGTTCGGATAGCAGCTGCGCCGTCCTTAACCAAACTTGTGTCGTCTGGTTCTTGCCAGCCAAATAACGGACTAGTAGCCATTTGTTCCCCTTACGCCACAACCGTGGCTTTGTCCCAAGTAAGTGTATTTGAAAGTGTGTTCCATTTTTCAGCGACACTCACGTCCTGCCATTGCATAAATTGCAATGAGAACGCCGTCGGTGAAAGTGTCAGGGTTACGTCCAGTCGATTGTAAGCGGCACGGAAAACCCAACCTTCGACGAATCCTTGAAAACGACCGTCAACCATGTTGTTGGGCAAGTCCTCAATGTTCAACGGTAAGCCCATAAAAACGTTAAGTAATGCGTCACGGTCGCCGTCGGTCAATTCCGAGTTGCCAAGTGTGAAAGTGATCGCCTGAAACTGCGCTTGTGGGTATGCCCGAAGTGCCAAGTAAAACGCCGCTTGGCTGGTTGCGTCGGCATTGTTGTGCAATGTGGTGCTGATGATTGAAGCCTGTTGACCGTATAAAGAGACGCTTTGTGAATCTGTTGTCGTCACCGTCCCGCTGCGCCACTCAATACTGATTTTGTTGCGAACGTCTGAAATTCTGGTAATTGTCTGTAAACCGCCGACTAATGCGTCATTGGCTGAAACGTCTGTGTAACCGTTGGTGGCAAGGTAAGTCGTGCGGTGAGTACTGTCGGCATACCCGATCGCCCCAGTTGCGGATTCGTAGATGTACCCAAGCCCTGACGTTGCCAGTGCTGAAACCAATGAATAAAAATCTGTTTCATTTGACGTTCGCGCCATGAGTTCATAATTTCCTGGGCGATCGATTTCACCCAAGCCAACGTTTTCAGCGTTTGCCCATGTGGTTGTTGGATTGTATGAAGCCCACGTTTCGGCTGGTGACACTTCATTCCAATTGTTGACGAGTAAATCTTGCAAAATGTCATAAATCTGATTTCCGTCAAAATCCTTAGACAAAACGCCATTGGTTAGTGATCGAGACAATTTTGAAAGTGCGCCAAGTGCGGTGATCGAAATCAGCTGCGTAATGCCACCACTGCCCGAACTGCGGACTGAAACTGTGACGTCGGTGATTTCGCCACCAAACAAATTAACAAGATCGCCTGAGGAATCCTTGACGCGAATGATTACACCGTCGTTGACCTGCGCCACGATTGCAGCGGTGTCAAGATTGATGATTTCAAACGTGCAATAGCCCGCGCGTGGTTGAGAATAAATATCTGTTCGACCCGACGCGATTGTCAGGTTTGCCAGCGTTATGTTTGCGTAATCGACGCCATTGATTTGAAGCGTCCAGTCAGGCGTCCATTGTGACATTTACACGGCGACCAATGCGTTAAATCCACCGCCACCGCGGGCAGATGAATTGTTGAGAATGTCCACAATCTGACGTGCAACGCCTTCTTTGTCCAATGCGCCTGTGACGTTGATGTTGTATGTGTCGCCACTGGTTGCAGCCTCAGCCTTACGGAACGAACCAACATTGAAGTTTGAACCAACTGCCGTGCTTGCAGCAGCGGCAGCAGCAGCAGTCTTTGCGGCAGTTGTGACGCCACCACCACCGGTGGTTCCAGTCGTTGTTCCAGTCGGTACGGTTGGCACTGTCGGAATTGTTGGTGATTTGATTGTCTGCGTCGAAATGCTAGGCACGCTCACTGTTGGTGCTGAAATCTTGTTGACGTTAGGCAAAAACGGAATTGCGTTGTACGCACCAATTAAGGCGTTGATTCCAGCGACTGCGCCCGAAATTAAACCATTCAAAACCTTAACGACGCCAGCGATTACGTCAATGACACCGCCCGCAATCTTTCCAGCAACTGACAACGCACCGCCCAAAACTGTGCCGATTACTGGTGCAAGATAAGTTGCAATGTAACCGCCAAATTCTTTGAACGTGTCAAGGTTGTCACCAATAGCGTCTTTGACATAGTTGAAAGCCTTGATTAAGCCATTGATGATTGGCGTGAAAGTGTTGACAATGATGTTGCCCAATGTCGTGATAACGCCACCGACACCGTTGCCGTCAAGGCTAAATGTCTTGCTAAATGCGTCGATAACTGGCAATGCGTTTAGATTGATGAAATTGATCAATTTTTCCAAGATTGGCAGCAATGCAAAACCAATGGTTTCTTTGGCTTCATTAAATGCCACCTGAACGCGTGCAATTCGTCCCGCATAAGTTTCGGCGTTTGCAGCTGCTGCGCCACCAAACAATGCGGTGAGTTTGCCTTGAACGTCGGTAAATGACATTGTTTTGAGTTCGGCTGATGAAAGTCCAACGCCAAGTTTTCCAAGCGCAGCGGTGTTGCCGTCATACGCCTTGCCCAATGCGTTGGCAACTGTTTCCAGCGGTTTGCCAGTGGCAGTGGAAACGTCAAGCGCGGTTGTGAGTAAATCCTGCGCCTTTGTGATGTCCCCAGTTGACCGAACCAAACGTGCTAGTGCTGGGCGAAGTTGATCGTCAGCAACACCAGTTGCCAGCGACATTTTCAAAATTGATTGTTCGGTTGCCGCTATCTGGGCATTTGTCGCCCCTGTGGCGTTTTCTAAGGCAAGGGCAAGTTGTGTCTGTGCCTTTTCGTCCTCGATCGCCGCTTTAACGCCCTCAATGCCGATTTTTACCGCATACGCGCCAGCAGCGGCAGCAGCAGCAACAAACGCTGCGCCCACCATTTTGCCGACCTTGCCCATTTTGTCGCCAAAAGTTTCAACGTCAGCCGTTGCGGTTTTGAGCGATTTGTTGAGATTGTCAACGTCTCCAAGAATGGAAAGTTTGAGCGTACGACTGCCAGCCATTAGTCAAACTCCTTAACTATCTTTGAAAACGAATTCTCCCACCGTCTGACGATTTCGGGTTGAACCGCGCGCAATGTTGGATAGATAAACCAACCACGCGACCCGCGACCTTCACGACCTGACCAAACTGGGAATTGCTTTAAACGGTTTGAACCGAATTCAGCACCGCCCCAGAGTTGTTGAGTTGTACCACCACCGCTTAATTTTTGACCAGCAAAACCAAAACTTATTTCACCGATTTTTGATGATTTGGAAACTTTTGCGCCTTCAGCGACTTTGTTATCCAAACGATTTCGGGTTTTGCCAGCAGCGTCAACAATTTTGCCACGAACCCAAGTTGCCAATTCTGATGTGATTTCTTTTGCTTGATTTGTGGCTTCGTCGTCCATTGCCTTGAATGAACGGACAATGGCACGCAATTCCGCTTTGTCATAAGCGATTGCGTCACTTGCCATTGTTCCGTCCTTCCAAGATTTCCAACACCGTCAGAATGTCCTCAGCCGCTTCAAATTCACTGGGTGATAACCCTGTTGCTAGGGCTAACTCCCAAACTACTCTGGCAAGACTTCCGACTGGGTGGCTTTTGGGTTTGCTTCACCGACAATGACTTCCGAAATTGTTTCAGTCCAGACGTCGATTGGCTTGACTGGCTTACCCGCTGCTTCACGTTTCATGGCGTGATAGGCAAGGAATACAAGATCGGAAATTCCGATTTTCTCCTGTGCCTGTGCAATGGTGTTGCCTGTTGCCTTCTCCCATTTAACCCACTCAGGCGGTGCAGCCGTATAAGTAATCTGATCGCCGTTTGTGTATTCGATTGTGATTGGTAGTTTCATTTTGTCTCCCGATTGGTTGATTTTTAACTAAATGTCTCAGTCACGTTGCCCACGACAACAAATGACATTGAAACTGTCTGTGCGTCTGGTGCTGAACCACCTACGCTTGGATAGATTGGCATTACTGTGAACGCGAACACCGCGCCTGTGACGGCAGTCAATGAAACCGCCAATGCAGTGTTTGGTGCGGACTCAGCTGCTGCCCATAACGCTTCGCACAATGATGATGTTGCGCCCCAGTCTGCAAGCATTTCCATGTCGAATGTCCACTGATCGTCAATGCGCTTGTAAGCCTTGCCGTCAAGTGTCTGGTAAGTCTCAATGGTTGGTGAGTTTGTCAATGTCGCACTGGTCGCCTGTGCGTCATAGTTTGTTGTCGCAATCGTCAAGACGAGATCGCGACCTGTGATGATTGTCGTTGGCATGATTCTCCTATGTTGTTTGTGTGTAGTACGTCGAAACGTTTATGTCAGCAACCAGCATTGGAGACTGCCCTACTTCCAACACTGTCGGCTTTTCAATGACGCCAACAACGTATCCTGCGGGCATTGCCGCAAGAATTCCCATGATTAGTTTTTCCAGATTGTCCAGTGACCCCGCGTTGCTATTTGAAGCAACAATAGCGGTGATCGCAAAATTAAGTTTGACCTGTGTTTTTGCCTTGCCAATCAAAACAACTTCCATGTAAGGCGAATCAGGCACAACAACAATTGCTGGTGGAATTGGTGCTTCAGGCACGCTTGGATAGACGTTTGCCGACAACGCGCTGAAGGCGTTTGCTAACGCTGCGCGTGTCTCGGAAATGGCGTTGGCTGGCACTACTGCACGACCGTTTCAACGTCAAGAAACGGCATGAGTAATGTGGAAACTCTGTTGGTCAAACTGCGCCCCATGCGATAAGGCGTGCTGGCAAAATCCACGCCCTCGATCTGTCCACCTGCGGCAACGCGTGATTGAAATACCTCAACGCTAACCGCTAAAACCGCTGATTCAATTGGCGCACTGTTGGAGTACAACTCAGCTGCTGAATACCCTGAAAGTGTTGCACTGCCCATTGGAATGATCTCGCGCAATGTCACGTCGGCATTTGTGCGTGCCGCGGTGAAATGGTATTCCTTAACGTCAACGACTGTGACGGTTGCTGAAAATGGTGCTGGCAAACCAGACACAATGACTGATTGACCTGCCACAAAATGATGTGGTCGCTGGGTGTAGTAATAAGCGACATTTGATTCAAGTTTGTATGCGTTGACTGCTGATGAGTTGGCAACCAGCATTGGCAAAATTACGGCTTCAGCCGTGTTGATTATTTCGTCAAGATACGCGTCAGAATAAAGGGAAACGGACACACCAAGCACCGTACGCAATTGACTTGCAGTGACAATACTTGGCATGTCCGTTCCTTTCGATCTGCTGCGGCGAGATCGGGAGAACCCGCCGCATGATTAGTTTGTGAGAATTACTGCTTGTTATTCTTGAACGCGCCCGCTGCAATCTTTGTTGCAACTGCACCAAATGAATAAACACCAACGGTAATTGAACCGTCAGCAGTTGACTCTGCACGAAGTTGGTATGAAGTTCCTTCGTACCATGTGTATGCGTCTGGGTTGACGACAAGAAGTGTGCCGTCTCCGTCGCCCGCATTTGTTGGGTCAACGTATAGGTTCAAGCCCGCAACGTTGCCTGTCAATGATGTTGGTGTTGCCAAACCTGCTTGGTTCATTGGGTTTGTAACTGTGTTGTAGATCGGACGACCAGCGTCGTTCAATGTCATGAGGTTTGCCCACTGACCTGTTGAAGCGATCAAGTTGCGTGCAAATGGATTTGCAAGACCGGCAGTTGCGCCATAAACGCTCGCTGAACCGCGTGCAATTACGCCAAGCAACTCAGTTGCAGTTGGGTATGTTGTTGTTGTTGTTCCGTCAAGTGTTGCACCTGCGATCAACTGTGCATTGACATAAGCGTTTTGCGCCTTAGCCATAGCCGCGACCATGTTACGAAGTAACTCGTCATAAAAGAGGGGACTTGTGCGGGTCAGCAACTCAACACTAAATTTTTGTTGCCCCGCGAATTTCTTGACGTCCACTGAAAGGAACGCTGAATTCTGATCTGTGTCAGAAAAGATTGCGTCCTCATTTGCAATTGCAACTGTTGGCGCGGCAGTAATCTTTGGAATTTCAAATGTCATACCAGCGTCAGGCAATGCACCGCGTGAAATCGCGTCAATGCTTGGGCGGATTGTTGTTGATAGTCCGTTGATAACTTCAGACAACTGACGTGTTGGAACAAGTCCAGCATTGTCTGTTGTGTTGTCAGCTGCTAAAACATACTGGCGTGCAGATTCGTCACCTGTTGCAGCAAGAACCTTGTTTTCTAGGTACTTTGCAGCGGTTATTTCAATGCGTGGTGTTGCCTTCCAGCCACCCACATTGTTTGATTGTGCAGTTACTGACTTTGCGGCTTCGACCGTCTCAACGGCTTCCGCTTGTGCGACGGTGTTGTCCACTTCGTCTCCTTCTGTTGTT